TCTCACTAGTTATAGGTCCTCTAACCCATAGCCAATTTGCATCGGGATTTATTTTGGCATGCTTAGTCATTGCGCCAGAACCCAACACCGTATGACGTTCTGTCGCTAGTTTAGCAATGGATCCAACACTAATATAATCTGCTTCTTCGATTGGTGAATACGTAACCTCATATCCATAATGAGAAAAAATAAGCGGAGTAAATATATCTCCAAAGTTGCCAGGTCTTGGCTTTTTAAACCAAAATGCGTTTATTGTTTTTTTGTTCATAAGAATTATTGATATTTATGAACAAATAGAATTAACCCAGATAGTTTAGTGTTGCCCAAACCAGGTCAGACTTTTGTCTATCCATGGCAAAACTAAATCTCGCTGCCTAACATGACCAAATCTCTTTAAACTTTGTGAAGCGGATTCAGGAAGCAACTCCAATTCGTCCAACTTATACCAATTCATTTCTTTTGGATTCATAGGCTCATGTTCACTCTTGTAAACAATTGCATGAATCCATGGATCATTGATTGCCTTTTTAAAAAATCCGTCTCGACAATCAAATCCATTAACCGATAATTGGTGCATAAGAGAGACAATTGTGTGATTAAAATAACTCCCACTCCATTGGTCAAACGCCAACTCATTAAACTCAACATTGGTTGATTGCGGAAGAATTAGTATCATCATCCCGCCTGGCGTTAACTTATGCCACCAATTTGCCAATGTGTTTAATGGATTTAGTGAATATTGAAAAGAATCATGACACCATATAACATCAAATTCCATTTCATCATCAAAATTTTCAAAATCTCTCTGTAAAAAAACTATGTTCTTATGATCTCTAGCCGAGCGAGTACCAGAGACTAAATCAATTCCGGTACATTTAATGTTCAGTGGCTCGGGATTTTCTTCATCGCGTGTGGTTCTTGTTGCCCACCATTCAACATCAAGCCCCTCACTACCACAACCCATGTCTGCAACAGTTCCAACACTCTCCATAAAATCATCAAATTCATAAAGTAAATTTAGTGTTTTTAAACTATGCTGGTGACTATTGGATGGAGTGGTGAATGGCTTAAACATGCTAAACTTGAATATCCTCCATTCCCGCAACACGCAGTTTCACAATATGTCCGGCCATCCACTGCTTGTTCTCAAGTGATTTAATTATCCCGAGCCACCGATTTCGCATTAGAGCAACCTCGTTAATGAGTGTCTCAAAGTCTATGACTTCATCTTCCCCATCAACGTATTTTTCAGCATCGCGACTAGTCAATGCTCGGGCATAGTTTTCTAGATATTTTTGAAAATGACGACGACGTATACGCCGCAATTCAATGTTCAAAAAATTTAAAACAGCTTCTATCTCTTGCAGTTGATTGAATCTATGCTCTGTAATACCAGGCAACTCTTTTATACTTTTTTCAACAAACCCAGAAAGTTGACATTCTTTTTTCGCTTCTTCTAACTCACTTCCATAATAAGAAAGAAAATCTGGCAACTGCCCAAGATCACTTGTTACACGGTTATACCACACAGATCACCTACTCATCTTCATCATCGTAGTAATAATCATCCTCGTTTTCAAATTCATCATCACTGATATCCATATCAGGATTAGACTTTTGTAAAATTTCTTTTACCTCAGCATCTGACTTAAATGCAGCAACAATTTCATCAGCAGAATGGTCATAATCAAATAAAATATCAACCATTGCTTTTGCCGCATCTTCTCTCTCGGAATATTGAATATACTCTTTTAACTCATTCCACAAATCATTGACCAAATCAATCGACATCAGGCATCTCCATATTATCATCATTAGTGTCTGTACTTAGCACGACTTCTTTTTTAACGAAGTCTTGCATCAGTTGATCAAGACAACCATTTTCATTTTTTTCCCATGCTTTGCGAAATTGCTTTATTTCCTCACCATCAGAGGTAATAAATTTAAGTTTATTCCCATCTTTTTCCAAAATTCCTTTTTTCTCAGCAAGATCTACTAAACCAGAGTGCGGGTTCATCCCTTGCTCGTAAGGAATTTTCACCTGAACACTCTCAAATGGTTTTGCATAACGAGTTTTCATTACTTTACAACCAGCACGAATGCCCTTTACATCAGAAATCTTGTTGCCTTCTTCATCTTCCTTGAGTTTCATCTTTTTCATTGCAACAACGATGCTTGATGCATAAACAAACCCTTGCCCACCAGAAATCTTATCATCTGGATCAAACATATCCTGACTGGCATAAGTGTGATTAGTACAAACCATCCCTACATTATGAGCACCGAACATATTGACACAGTTACGAACAAGTGCAGTTAAACTTTTTGCTTTTCTGCCTAAATCACCTTTCATGTCACCCGATTCAAACTGATTTACATCAGTGGGTGTTAACATCATACCAAGAGAATCAATAATGAACAGTACTTTGGGTCTCTCCTCTTCAGGCAATGACTTATAGTCCGTCATAAATGTGCTAATGGTTTTAGCTACATCATCAATCATTGCCATACTAAGTCGGAGAAGTTTATCCTCACTAGTATCAACGCCCAATGCTTGTAGCCACGTTTCATCAAGAGCATTTTCAGTATCAATAAGAACTACATAAATTCCTTGTTCTTGTGCATGTTTTACAATATTACCAGAAACAAAGTAGCTTTTTCCAGCGCCAGATTCCCCAGCAAACACAGTTACCTTACCAAGTGGCACACCCTTGTCAAACTCTCCCGAGATAAGATAATTTAAAGCATAGTTTCCAGTACTGATCCAGTCAGTGGGGTCATTGAACCCGATTGAAAGTCCATCAATAGACTTTGTGATTTGTTTTCTAAATTTTGAAACGTCAAATGGTCGAGGCATAATACTATTTCTCCTGTTTATAAAATCATTTTAGATATGTGGTTGCATAATAATTTATGCTCAGCAGTTGTTGGGTGTTTTTTATGTTGTAAAAAACCATCAATGAATTTTCCATCAAATTTGAGCCATTTATTATAACTCACCTCATTTAGTAATGCAACAATATCATCTTTTATATAATCTAATCCAGTTATCTGATCTAGTGGATCCTGTATGGCAGAAACATAACATGTTATATTACGATCTTTACATGCAGTTTGCAGCATTTTTAACGCCCTAAAATGTTCCTTAAGAATGACTAAAAACCCTTGGTGTTTATATAAAAAATTAAAAACATTTGCTTGCTCAGTATTCCGCGAATAATTTATACCACCACTTATCAACCATTTTCTGGTAGCTTGAATCTCGATTCGTTGTTCAGCATTGTTTGCATATATTAAGTCTACCATTGCATTACACAAATACGTTTCTTCATCTACTTCTACATCAACACGCCACAAATCAGGCAATATTATTATTAAAGAAGAAATATCGGGGAGTTCATTTAAATAATAAAGTGCTTCGGTGCAAATGCCCTTTATCCCCATCCCAGCTTTTGCAACAATATAAGAATTTTGGTGTTTTGAAAAGTGAACACTCCATGGTACAGCATCCTGCCAAAGTGGATCTGTAAAACTACAGTCAGATAGTAAAAAATTTTTAGACATTTGAAAATTTTTCCAAAAATTTTAAATAATCACCACTGAAATAATGATTGTGGTTATAATTTATGGCATCTTGCTCAATTAAATACAAATCTCTCCAATCATCGAATGACAAATTTTCAAACTTCATTATCATTTCAACAAGTTTCAACAACCGCTTAACTGGATTTTTAATTGAATCAAATGAATAATCAAAAATTTTATCATATTTTTTAAATCCATAATACTTTTCCAAATGCTGATACCAATTTGGATGACCGTACACCAAAAAAAGCCCTTGGCAAACAACGCTATATAAAAACTTTTCAGTAATGAAAGGATAATAACTCGTTGCCATTGTTTCACTGACTACATGTAAAAAACTTTGTGAAATTTTAGAATACAAAAACCGCAAATTTTTACAATGATCAGTTTGAGAGGTTGATATATTATCGCCAAAAAAATACTGATTATCATTAAAAAAATCTGGATTTATAAAAAATTTCTCATAGAATCTAATTTCATCTTGAGTCAAATCCATTCTGTGTAAATGCCCGGTGACTCTGTCATTACTGCACGAAAAATTTTTACTTGAATAGTTTGGATCAAAAACCCCTTGATTGTTTAAAATAGAGGTTAGTAGTTGTCTTCCAACATGATCACTATTATTAAAACTACAAATAAAATTTTCATAATTAAATTGCGTTTCTGGTTTTTTATAATTTAAAAACTGATTGAAACAGTTTCCTTTAATGCATTGTTTAATATCAAAAACAAAATCAAAATTAGGATACACTTTTTTTATTTTGTCATCAAAAATATACTCACTTCTGATAACATGGCGTCTGGATTTTTCAGTTAAAAAGTTAAACAAGGCGTTATTATAGTCCTTATCAAACCCTCCTATATGATCAAACGCATCAATATCTGTCAATTCAGAAGAGTGACTATTCAGTTTTAAAATATATGGATGATTAATATTCATTAATAACTGGGTATCTATAATAACTCACGCCATCGTAATCCATGAATGACAACGAGTTTTAGAAAGCATAAAAGACAGCGGTACAGTACCGCTGTCTTTTATCTTTAACTAGACTGTCTAGAACGAATCATAGCCAGAATATCCTCGGCTTTCTGCGCACCGGATTCAGCCTTTGGTTCAGTATCTGCCTCCACAGGCTGTGGATCAGGTTCCGCTGATGACTCAGTAACTGACGGCTCTGGCGGTGTTGCCGGAGCTGACGGAGCGGGAGGTGCGGAAGTTGCCGTGTCCCCACTACTACTAGTCTGATTTTGCATCCCCGGCGGACGATAGTATGCACCAAAACGATCTGGATCGTATGCCTCACCATCAACACTCGCCTCAAACATTTCTTTTATCACACGAAGTGCTTCATCTGAAGGTTGATTTGGTAGAAATTCAGAAAGATTAAACAAACCATATTGTTCAATAGCAGCCTGCTCATCCTCTGTCAATGGGGTTTCTCTTCGTGACCACTTGGAAGTAGAATAATCAGCATACCCACCCTTTGAGGTCTTGTTAATACGAAAATCAAGACCAGCACTAAGGTCAGTTGGCAACTCTTCTAGTTCTGGGTCCATCAATGCACTTTTGATAATATTAAAAATTTGTGGACCAATAATAAATCGCCGAATTGGATTATCGCGTGGTGTGTCATCTGCAAGTGCATTCTCGCGGACAAAGCCTTGGAAAACATAACTACGCTTTTTCCAGTACTTGCGTCCCAGGTCCTCAAGTGATGCATCCGTAAACCAAGCTCTAACTTCTGCTAGAATTGGGCAAGAATCACCCCACATTTCTACACACGGTACCTGTACATACAAGTTTTTGCTGTTAGCCTGACCCTTAATGCCGTTGAACGGAAGCCGGATCATTTGCCGTTCCGCCCAAAAAAATGTGTTTTTGTCGTCACCGTCAGGCAAGAAACGAAGCAAACTGCTGCCGCCTTCTTCCATTTTCCAGTGTGCATAAATTGCGTTATCAATTGTGCCGCCTGATTGACCACCTTGTTTCGACTCTGCGGCTTCGAGTCGTTGGCGGATTTCTGCTAATGTTGCCATTTAAGTTTTCCTCTATTTGCCTTAATAATTGCCTATGTTTTATGCCTAAGCATAAACTACGGCGTAGTCTATGCTGTTTTATTTATTAAGTCAAGAGGTTTTATGATAAAAAACTTATTTTTTTATGCCAATTAATCTTTTGAGATCATCGATCCCAGAATCTTCAACGCTTTCATTAGCTTCTTCGGGTTCACTTTTTGCAGAAGGAGCAAGATAATTTTTTTCATCATCTTTTTCCCGATCTGACGTGATTACACAACCGGTATCTATATCATGAACTTCACCCACCATGTCGACAGAACTATCCGTAACGCCTGGTATCTCAATTCCAAACTGCTTTAGTCTATCTTGAATTATCGGTCTTGCATCTGCGTCTGGATCAATTTCTGCGGCACTCAAAAGACTATCAAATAGTTGATCATCCCCAAATAATGGATAAAGTAACTCTGTGGCATTCATAGCATCAGGACCAACAACGATTGGATTTTTAAATAATTCTCTGAGATGTTCTTGTTGTGACCGGGTTTCTGGTAGTTCCCATGTTCCCTCTGTTACACGCTGAGTCCAATCTTTAAACTCACTTATTTCATGCATTTCTTTCTCTTGTTTTAGTTTTGCCAATACCGGTGCTGCATTCTCTATACGACTATCAATCCTCGGCTCAGCAAATATCTCACGCACTGACTCAACCACTTCTTCATGTGGTTCAATGTCACCAGGTTGCCATTCCTCAATATATTTGTGATATCCCCGTCGGCTAGCCATTCTTTTTACACGCTTTCTTAAACGATCCTTGAATTCTTCCGCCAAACTATACAAACCTTCCGCTTCTTCAGTCAATTCCCGATTGCGGCTGGCTCTTGTAAACCCAGACAACAGATTGATTTGAGAAACCATTTCGCAAATATGCTGCCCAAATGCATCATAAGGATTTCCACCCTCTGCCACATGACGACTCATAGCTCTGCCCGCTGATAAATTCTTAAATGGCAACTTAAATCGTTCACCATCAGCATTTTCTACAAAAAGAGAAGAAATGTTCCTAAAACGTGCGTCTTCTTCACCTAAATTTTTAGAATGCTTGATTATCAGTCGTGTTTTTTGTGGCTGATCTTGATAACTGGTTTTTCTTGTACCATAATATCCCTCAAATAACCCCTCTTGTATACTGGCTAATGATTGCAGACGGTATTTCAAACGACTGATATTATTTAAATCAAATTTCTTTGTATTTCTTTTTGCAAACATTCTCAATTGATACAAAAAGTCATACCACCGGTCTTTGTCCTTGCCTTCCATAGCGCCAACAATGTTATTGCCATAGTAAACTTCTAAATTATTGTCATCATCAAGCAAAATAACCACTGTGCCATAATTTTTTTCAGCAGTGACAAAATCAAAACTAAACATAGTGGCTTCAGATGGATCTAGCGTTGTTTTCCCACGCTCATCTAATGCACTTGGATCATAGTTTCTGCTAACAAGCAGATCAAACAATTGTTGTGGTGTACTTTCTTTTTGTGACATAATAGTATTTACCCGTAAACCTGATTATTTAGTTAGTATATGTTTCAATACACTAAAACATAGCAATAAATGGAAGAGGATCTTTTCTAGATTCATGATCACTGATTTGATCACTCAATTCCACATGGAAATTTTTTAATTGTTGCAACATTCGCATTACCAATAACATTGCCATTACCAAATCATCATGCTCACCTGATTTAGCAGCATACCCAGCCCCACGAGCAACAAAAGTTTTGAGTTCACTAATGAATGATCTGCTGTGAATTCGCATTCGTTTATGCTCTATCATTGACTTTAATTTGGAACAAGCAGCAAGTTTGGGTTTATTACTGGTATTAAAACCTTTTCTGTACCGTCTATTAGACCCGCCAGAATGTTTACTATCACTGAGAAAATAACCGGTAATATTCTCTTCCCCATATTCGGCAATTGATATTAATGCTGCCTCTCCAATCGTATTATTCTCAATAGAGTAATAAATGCTGTTAACATCATCCACCATTTCGTTGATATGTGAACATATATCTGCAAGAATACGTATTTGCTCTGGGATTTCTGTTCGATTATTTTTCCATTCTGCTATCTGAGTTGATGTGTTTGCTTCAACAACTTGAATAGCAGAAAAATCTCCACCAGTACCCAAACTAGGATCTAATCCAATCACATAAATATTGCCTTTTTTTGGTTTTTGGAACCACCGAACCTCTCCAGTTTTATACAGTGGTTCTGTTGGTTCTAAATCAATTAATTTTGTTGGCGATATTAAAGTTTCTTCATTTATAATAAATTCACATCCGTGTTCGCGTTTAAATCTTTCATCTCCCAAAGCAGCACGTTGTTCAGCAGCCCATTTTTCGTCTCTTTCTGGATGTTCTTCCCAATATGCACGGAAAGCCTTAAAGCCATTAATGCCCAATTCAGTTTTGTTTCCAAACTCGTCTTCGGTTTTGTTAGCACCCTTCCACAAATAAGCAAATTGATCTTCGTCTGAGTTTGGTGTAGATGTAATAATTGCTTTACCACCCGTTGACAACGTGGGTGACATAGAAGTCCAAAATTCTTTTGCAATAGTTGGTCTCACATAAGCAAACTCATCAGCGTAAAGTAGAGTGATTGACATACCACGACCAGTATTTTCTGTAGTAGTTTGTGACACTATTCGGCTACCATTGTCAAATTCTATACTACCTTTGTTATAACTAGTTGCACCTGCTCTAATATGATCTGGACATGATTCATATGCATATCTAACACGCTGCATAATTTCTTGGGCACCCAAATATTTGTGTGCTGCAACCAATATAGTTGAATCAGGGACAAACATTGCATACCACAATAAGTATCCCGCTGCAGATGTAGACTTGCCACACTGCCTTGGCAACATTGATATAGAAAACCGATAATTATGGTAGGTATCTATCAATCGAGTCTGATACTCAAATGGCTTATACAACATTTTCCCTTTAGTTGGGTGTTGTATGTAAAAAAAGTTACTGAGAAAATAATGGTGTCCCGTAACCGGATCAGCACATGCGGCTAAATCAGTTAACTGTTCTTCTGAAAAGTTTTGTTGTTTATGTGGACTCTTTATTAGAACCCCTTCCATTGTTTTACTCACTGTTGTTTTCCAAGAATTCTATATATTTTTCCCAAAAACGATCAACGCGTTTAATTGCCTCTTCACCCTCTGGCCATCTACCACCAATAACGTCTTTGGCATACAAATAAGCATATTTTGGATGTTGTTTAATTTTTTCTTCGCCTTCTGGAAATCTGTCACCAATAACGTCTTTGGCATATTGGTAAGCCACAACTGATTCTTTTGCGATTACATCTTCTGCTTCTGGCCATCTACCTCCAATAACATTCACAGCATAATAGTAAGCCGAACCGGCATCATTTTTAAATATTTCTTCTGCTTCGGGCCAGCGTTCATCGACATAATCTTCAAGATAAGAAATTAATGGAGTGTTGGGGCCATCTTGTAAGAAAACTTTTTCCGCTGGTTCCCATCTGTCATCAATAACATCTCGAACATAATTCCATGTTACATCAGCAGATTTTAAAATTGCAGGCTCGCCTTCTGGGAATCTACCTCCAATAATATCTCTGGCATAGAGGTAGGATTGGCGCGGAGATTTTGCAATTATTTCTTCTAGTTCTGGTGTTCTTTCGCCTTCTTCCACAGCATAACGAAATGCTTCTTCAGGTGTTATTAGGGATGGTTTTTCAGAAATTAATGCATTCATCTGTTCTTTTTTTAAGTCAGTAACAGAAAAATTGTTTTGAGCCATATAACCGCCACCTTTTATGCCTTTAACAAAGTCTTTTTGCAATAAGTCAATAATATACGGATGATATTTTTCACTGGGTTTTTGATTACGACGACCTTTCATCTCTCCTAGATAATTATTTTTATCAAGTATGAATGTCAAGTGTGGTCGCTGTTCTTTATCATCAACTTTGGTGCGGAAGCTTAGAATTCTATCGCCTTCTTCAGGGTTTCCCATATTACCGCAGTGTTCCATTGCCTTGCCTTCTGTTTCGCAGTATTTTCTGTCTAACAAAACCCACGCATATTTGCCGTAATCTATAATGATTTGGTCATCTGGTTTTGGTTCTATTTCTTGTGCTTGTTTTTTGCCCCATTCTCGTTCTGCCGTTCGTAGTTCTGCGTAGAGTTCTATAGGTGTCATATCTGCCTTCCACTCTATCTCATTGACTTGAGGAGATTGTTCAAACATACTCTTCCAATGATCCATTGTGATATGAGAGAAATAATACTTAAGAGTCAAAGCGTTGTTGACTACACCAATGTTAAATGGTGTTTTAGTGATTTTTTCAAATTCTTTTTCTAGCTCTAATATTTTGTCATTTTTCTCTTCTGGAGTTAAATCATCAGAGGCTTTAATTCTATCTGTTTTAGTTCTTACTGCGTCTTGAAGAGCCCACTTTCTCCACCAACGAAGCCACCACGTAAT